GTTATCACTGGTAAACGGAGCTTGAAAAGTATCATACCGAATGGGGGCAGAACTGCCCAAAGGCAAAGTAACAGACTGGCCTTTCTGAGGCCAAGGGAGAGCAGACGTAAAATAATCATGACGCTTGCCGCGACGGCGCAACACATAGTTCGTTGCTGGCGCAGCGTCCGGGCCATCGCCCGTGTCTACCACAGCCGCAGTCTGCAAATTCTGATCTCGAAACCATTCATTCCAAATCAGATTGTAAGCACGAGTAAAAAAAGCGCAGTGGGAGACGGTATTACCCGCACCTACCTGACCTACGGTGGGGAGTCCCATATAGTCCTGTAGACTGCCCACTGCGTAACCGGCGGTTGGGGAAACCTGTTGAGGGACTAAAAAACTAATGGAATCACCGGGATTGGGTTGTTCACCCATAAACCGCTGCCAATTATTCCAGACTAAACGATTGGGAACAAAAAAGAAAAAACTATCCAAATGCATATTATCCATCACAGGCGTGATGGGAGTAGCCAGACGGGCAAATGCCGTCATACGCAAATTAAATGTATCACCAGGAAGAACTTCGTCTACATAAATAGGAACAAGAAAACCAGCATCAAAAGTTGTCTTATGGGTTTTCTGAATCTTGAACGCCGATCTGGGAATATCGGCTTTAGGGATCATTGCAAACTTGTGCAAATCGATCGACTTATTGCGGTGCATATCATCTCCAAGTCATACACCCTTCGGGTGTTCCTCACCGACGATACTTCTGTCGGCGAGGGAGGTTTAAGTTCAAAACCAGAGAATTAAGACTTAGCTTGCTTACCCATCATAAGCACCTTCATATCGTCATAACTCTCTATACGGCCAGTACTATCATCGAAAGTACCGATTTCGTAAAGATCAAAATCATCAGAATGATGAAAAAGCTGATTGTCAGCAGCATCGCGCTGAACCTCATCCATAAAACTACGCACTGCCATAGCAGGAGTAGGAACAAACCAAGGGCGCATAAAAGCATCTGCAGCTCTATCTTTAATTGCAACTATTACCTGAATCATAACATCCCCTTTACTTAAGTTTACGTGGTAACCGTTTCAAAGTAGCAACTGTTACCGCCTCTCTAACCGCTAAACGCTCATCCGTGGTCTCTTCCAAACGTAGTCGCGCCGATTTCTCGCGCTCCCACAAAATCTGGTCAAACTCCCAAGGATGATCATCAGCGTACTTCTTGTCATAAAACTTCGGCGGCTTCACCTTCTTACCATTAACTACAACGTAATCGTGTGGATACACATCCGTTTTATAACGCTTATACCAGTCATATCCAATACCAGGCTTTAACGACATCTTGTTAAATTCCGGCTTACGACTAGTAATCTCTCCGGTAGAAATGTTAACTTCCTCATAATGCTGATCTGCCATACCGCCTGTTACCTTCTTCATAATATAACGAGCAACATAAGCAGCCGACTGAAAATTAACTTCACCTATACTCGAATGGCCAAATGGCCATAACTCTTCAAGCGTTGCAGACCTATAAATCTTAGAACCTGACTCGGTCTTTTGCCAAAGATATTTATCTTCAAAGTCAAAATTAAAAATGCAAGCATGAAAATGAGGTCTACCAAACTGCTCTCCATACTCACCAGCCGTGTAAAACCTGATTGGAAACTTGTCTTGAGACTCCGCATACGCTGCCGGCTCCAGACCCTTGAAACGCTTTCTAAAGCGTTTCATGAACTTCTGGTAGTCCTCATAATGCAGAGAGTAGTCATCTGGTAAATGCTCATCCGAATATGTCAAAGTAAGAAAACAGTTGTTTTTATACAAACTGGCTTCATGCATACACCGAACAGCCCACTGACGACTTCTCTCTAACCGACACCCAACACACTGGCCACAAGGCAATTCCAAAGACTTAACAATGTCATTACGCTTTAGCTCTGCAAAAACTATCGAGCGATCCGCACATTGAAAAGCCTTAAGAGGCTTAAAACAAGGCATCTCACAAACGCCATCCGCCACGCATAGGATTAACATTCATATTAGCGGCTTTCGTAGTCCGTACGTTACCTTTAAAACGCTTCGCTGAACGGTACTTATTAACCGGCTTACGACTTAGTGGCTTCATCATAAATATTCTCCTTTAAGGGGTTGGTGTCACCTAGCACAGTTACATCAAGTAAACCACTGTGCTAGGCGCTGCCTTCGGCAGCTTTAACGCTGCTTTCAGCAGCTACATCAGCCATTGTCACAATGGCTTCACGGGCTATTAAGCCCATTTCTATCGCTTTATCGCGATTAGAATCATCCATTACAAAATCAACAAAACGACCAGGGTCGTTATCAAATTGCTTACGCAAACGCGCTGGAAGCGCGTCAAACGCATTCTGCGCCTCAATAATCATATTCATGGCTGCATGATAGTCAGTGACTTCACTGTAATCACCAAACTGAGGAGCACGAACAGGAACGACAACTTCACCTGTACGACCAAAACGCTCCAAAATTGTATTAATGTCAGCCTCATCCCTAAACTGCTGCTGAGCCAAAGTAGGATCATCACAGGCAAGACCTGACTCATCAGAAGCAACATCACGATCATAATTGTACAAACTACGTAAAAATGGAGTTTTCATCATTTTCCAATCATCATAAATAACATCCGTATAAACGGAACTGCCTCTTTTGCAAGAGCTCCAGAACTACCAAGCTTGTCCCAAGCTTCAGAAAAAGCCTGCTTCTGCTTTTGATCCAATGTCGAATTCTGAATTAACACTTTAATATGTTTTGTCTCCGCTTTGAGCTTATCCTCACTTGCTTCGCCAGACTTTATTTCCTGTAATACCTTATCAACCGTTGCAATTGCAACCTTAGTCTGTTGCCTAGCTTGCGCTGTTTGGGCTCCC